ATGAGAAGCTATACAGAAAATTGAATAACGCAGCGCGTGAGAACCCCCATAATTGGGTGCCACAGATCATGGCAGACCTAGCTAGGCCATCGGGGCTAGGCTACAGGATATACAGCGATGCACTCGGTAGGGACTTGGAAGAAGCAATCTCCATAACCGCTGCATACGGTGTTAAGGACTTCGGCATAGCGGACATGAACGACCCTACAGCGGGACGCCGGACGCCTATAACACTCGTATCTGAGATACTTACTAATGGGAACAAAGTAGAAGCGGCAAGGCTGTTGTCCGCTACGCTCGATGTACCGCTGAATGAGTTTGATGGGAAGGCTTTAATACCACCCCTACCCACGCCACAGGCCAATGATCCTATCACTATGCCTGATGAGTTGATGGGCCAGCTACCATTTCTACAACCTTTAACGCACTTGGATTACAAGCTACAAGACTTGAAGCCTACAGAGTGGTTCGTAGGAGACTTGCTAGTCAAGAACGCATACAATCTGTTTAGTGGCCCGCCCAAAGCTGGTAAGTCAACTGTTGTACGCTCTATGGTGGCATCCGTGCTGCTAGGCTCGCCATTCTTGGGACGGCCCATACAACAGGGTAAGGTACTCTATATAGCCTATGAGGACATGCATGATGATCTTATAGGAGATATATTAAAGCATCTTAAGCTACAGCTAATAGACGACAACGTACCGGCACATATAATAGAGGAAAGGTGCTCGGAAGCCCTTACGAGGTTTAAGCACTACGCGGCCCTTCGCGGGCAACGCGACTTCCTAAAACAGATACCTATGGACAAGCGGGGGATTGAGTTCATTGGACAGTATCTAGAGGCAAATCCAACTGATCTAGTAGTAGTGGACCCCATACGCCTGTTACGCAGCAATGAGCGCGTCAGCAATGATCTAGTCACGCAAGAGTATTTTCAGGGTATGGACTTTGTGAACCTTGCCGGTGGCTTTAATACTACTCTATTGGGACTGCATCACGACAACAAGCAAAGTATGCGTAGCCGGGAAAAGAACCCGCTAACAGCCGTAGGCGGTACAGCAGCGGTGACAGGTGCAGCACAACATATTATGAACATATTGGGAGACACCAGTAACATGGCTTCACAGCCTGTGTTGGGTCTTACTGGCAAAGGACGCATTAAAGCTAGTACCAATACCATACTATATAGGATGCGCGACGATGGGGCTATTCGTCAAGCGCCGCCGGGGTCTGAGATTACTTGGCCGGACACTGGTGCACTTACTACTAAGGAAGAAAAATACCGAGAACTCATAATAGAGTTATTGGGGGCGCATGGCGCATTATCTGTTGCGGAACTAACCGCACACGCTAATTTTAATGTCCTAACAATTAAAGGCCCACTAAATAGACTACTGAATGAAGGTGTGGTTAATTCAAGGACTAGGCAACGTATGTTACACGAAGCAGGACCACCAAGAAAGGAGTATTATTTAGCAGGAAGTGATGGGAAACCAAAAGGTTTAATAGACATATTATAGGAGAAGTAAAAATGACTGGTATTCTTGAACAGCTACAGGCAGATGTAGCAAGCATTAAAGCACTACTGAATGGCGGCGGAACCCCCGCGATCAATACACCCGCACAGCCGGTTGACGCTTTCGGCGGCTTTGCACCCGCAGCACCAGCGGCCCCGGTACAGATCACCGAGACGCATATCATGGAGTTGATACAGCCGCACCTTGAGAACGCAGCCGTTAAAGCTGCTCTACAGGCAAACTTGGCATCGCTCGGTATTACTCGCTTGCCTGATGCGCGGCCAGATCAGTACCCGGAAATGTACAGGCTGTTCAGCGCAACACTTGCGCAGCACGCCAAGCCGTCTGTGCAGCCCGCCGCACCTACGTCCATTATCTAGTTCCCGCAAGGGAGAAACCGGCCCTTATGGGTCATACAGTAGGAGAGTGACTATGGAAGAAGAAACTGTGGAAACCAACGTCCCCGCCACGGATGAAGTACCAACGGCAGCGGAACCGCCGAAGCTACCTGATGAAGAAGGCGACGACGATACTCCAACGCCAGATGAAGAAGGCGAAGATGAGGAAAATGATGAAGTAGAAGGGTAGGAGATACCATGACAAAGCACAAAAAAGACATAACACTGGAAGATGATGAACCAGAGGTTACGCCTATGGCTTCACCTGATCCAGTGAGTAGCCCCGGAAAACCTGTACCGGCAGTAGTAGCACCGGCCAACGCTTCGCCAGTGTCACCAGAAAGTAGAACTAGCCCCTATCCGGGTAGCGGCTACTACATTGTGGCACTTGCAGCATAGGGAGTGGTTCAAATGGATGAGTCTTTATTTGAGTATTACGACATGCACCTTACTGGCATGGTAGTATCAAATGCAGAAGAAGCCAGTGCGGACGATGAAACCGCATATGAACCCGAACTAGAATTTGATTGCTAGGAGCTAGGGGTATGGCAGCACATGCAACGCTAAGGCCACCATCGGCGGCAAGTCGCTGGTTGTCATGCCCCGGCTCTGTTAATAGTACAAGACTACACCCTAATAACAGTAGCGAAGCGAGTATTAAGGGTGATGACGCTCACAGACTTTTGGACACGGCTATTAATTGGGGCATTGTCCCTGACCACAGTGATATTGATATTGTCTATAGCGTGATGTTTGCCCATGAGTGGGTACTAGCAACACATAAGGAATACGGTAACTGTGAACTGTACACCGATGAGACGCTAGACATACCAGAGACAGGTGAGTTTGGTACGGCTGATATTATATTCGTGAAGAAGGATTTAATACACGTTATTGACTATAAGAATGGCTATGTACCCGTCGATATAAACTTGAACGCGCAGTTGATGTGCTACCTGCTAGGCGCTATAGCCAAGTACGGCGAGCGCAGACACTATAAGATCAGCGTGATACAACCGAATTATGTCCATGTGGACGGCAAGATACGACACTATGATGTTACGCCTGAAAAGCTGCAATGGTTCAGAAATGAAGTAGCTTTTTCGATGCTTAACAGCGAGAAGTATGTAGCTGGCAAACATTGTAAGACCACCTACTGCCCCCACCGTGGAAGCTGCGAAGTCTTTAATGCTTGGGCTAAAGAGAACCTTCAACTAGCCTACTATCCTAGCGATGTAGCTGGCATGAATGACGATGAACTTGCAGAAGCACTAGATCAAGCTGATATTCTACAGGGATGGCGCGACACGCTACGAGGGGAAGCCCTACGGCGTATCTTGCACCAGAATAGAAGCATTAAAGGCTATAAGATCGTCCGTGGTAAAAAGGACAGGGACTTTCGCGACGACAAGCACCGTGAACAAGTGTTTACCAATTTGAAAGAATTAGGTGCTACAACTGATGAGTTATATACGCCAGTACCCATATCAGTGGCCGGGGTGGAGAGAGTAATAAAACGCATCTTCAAGCCTCAAGGCCGTAACGCATGGGCAACGGGTATGGATAAAATTTGCGGGCCGGACATGCTCGCACCACAGAATTTATCGCTAACCTTAGAGAAGGCGATAGATGGCCGCAAACCCTACAGCCGGGGTGCAGAGTTTGGGCCGCTAAAAGGTTCCCCGGAAGACGCTACTACTGATACAAGCAACACAAGCAACACAAGCAACACAATGAAGGATATACTTTAATGGCATACGCAAACAACGCTGGAAAACCTATTTTCCATGAATTTATCTCACCTATCGGCTTACTGGTTCATTGTAGCCACGACAAGCCGTTGATGAAAACCAATGAACAAACCAAAAAGCCCATTCTTGATGAGAACGGTATTCAGGAAGCTGAGTACCGTGTTACTATCGCTTGGGACAAGACCCGTATCGCGGAACTACAGCCTATCATCGAACTTGCGCGCTTAGTACAAAGCGAAGCATGGCCGGACAGCATGAAGCCGGGAGCGTTCTTTGCATTGGAGCCGTTCTTCCGCGATGGTGACAACCCCGCGCACAATACCAAGCGTCGGGAGTACCTATTGGGCAAGTACTATCTCAACCACAAGCAGAAGGCCATACCAAACCGTAACCCTACTACGGGGCAGATTGTCTATAGCGGCGCTCCCGGCATTGTCGGGCCGTATGGCGAGGATATTATGCCGTTGGACTTGTATTCAGGCTGTACGGGCCGTTGCAGCGGTATTCTGTTTGGGTCCGAATACATGGGTAAGAACTTCATTAGCAGCCGCCTCAATAACATACAGAAATTTGAAGATGGGGAAAAGATCGGCGGTACATCGCGACCGGACCCCAAGAGCCAATTCGGCGCTATCAAGGCTGGCGGTCCTGCCATGCGTGATGTGCTTTAATGGCTGAGTTCTGCAAACAGTGCGCCGGGGAGCTAGACTTCCCGGCAGACTTCACCGACCTATTCAGTCAGCATGGCATAGTACCTGACGGTATGATAGGCTTTAATGTACTATGTGAAACATGCGGTACGGCTTTCATAATTGACAATGAAGGTACTTGCGGTAGCGAGCACTGTGACGGTCATATGGGCGCACCGGGACCGCATGGACGGGGGTACAATGGCTGAACCTATACAAAGCGAACACTTCGCGTCAATGAACGTACTAGCAAACTTTCTTGACGAAACCTTTAATGGAGATAAAAAAGGCCATGACAGGGAAATATCATTCGTACTACTAATATCTAGGTTTGGTCAGATTGATAACGGGCGTGTTAATTATATCAGTAATGGAGAACGTGAGGATATAATTTGTATGCTCAAAGAGATTACCGCCAGATTTGAAGGCCGGTATCTAGACCAAAAGGGTACGGCATAATGCTACGCTATCACGATGTAATGTTCCTGTTTGCAGATATGCGCAAAGCTATTACTGAGAAGCGGGACTTAACCGATGTAGAAATACTGGAAACTATAAGGGATGCACAAAAGGTACTTGCGTCTATAATAGACAGCCTGAACAAGATAGCAGAAAGAGGTGAATAATGTACACCAGAGAAGAAAAACAGCAGCTTGAAAACCTTGAAGCAACATGCGACGTACTTGTAGAAACTATAATACGCCAGCATGAGGGCGGGTACGTTATTACCCATACTAGGCGGTTTGGACAAAACGACATTATAGTAGGTCAAATGTCAACTGTGCATGTCGCATATAACGCAATTGATATATGTGATGTAATTGACAAGCTGTATCCACCAGACACGGATATACTGACGGACGTTGCGCGGCCTAACTAGTGCGCGTTCACGTTGACTTTGAAACTCGTAGCACGGTGGACCTTCGTACCCGTGGTAGTACCATATACGCGCAGCATTGGACTACAAGCCCTTTAATGCTTGCCGTGGTTACTGATAGTTCAAGAGGTGTGTTCGATTTTATAAATTGGTTAGCAGCCTATAAGACTTCAATCTATCCTGCTTGTAGTGAAAACGACCCCTTCTTACATGCATATAAACCTACTATACCGGGTTACATTAAAGCATATATAGACGCCGATGCCGTATTCGTCGCGCACAACGCCCGCTTCGAGCAGGATATATGGTGGTGGATATGCCACAAGCGGTGGGGGTGGCCTATGCCCCGCCGTTGGTCATGTACAGCCGCTCGCGCCCGCTATTGGGGTCTTAGAGCTTCGCTGGACGGCTGTGCATCTGATTTAGAACTGCCCCTGCAAAAGATGGATACTGACTTCATAAAGACTTTCTGTATTCCTCGTAAGTACAAAGGTCCAAAGAAAAACGGTATCATTACTGAGCTATGGGCAGAACCGCATGAACTACCAAGACAGTGGGAAGAAGGAATAGAGTACTGCCTGAATGACGCTCTAGTCGAACAGCAGATTGACAACATGCTGCCTGACTTACCGGACTTTGAGCAGCGCGTATGGGAGTTAGACTTCAATATTAACACCCACGGTATTCCCATAGACACTGACAACTTGGCTAAGGCCATACACTTTTCAGACCACTATGCACAACATGCCTTGCAACGCTTTAATGCTATTACATCGTATAACCCCACGCAGCGGGACAGGGTGCTAGAGTACCTAAACCAACGTGAAGAAATGGAGAAGCTATCCAACCTTCGCAGCAAGACACTAAACAGGATAGTACAAAACGACTTGCCGTTTGACTTACGCGATGTAATCAATATCAGGCTGGACAGTAGCCGAGCATCGGTCAAAAAGCTGGAAGCCATGCGTATAGCCGCATCGCCTGATAATAGAGCACGCGGGACATTCCTATACTACGGCGCTCATACTGGTCGCTGGTCCGCCAAAAGACTACAGCCGCATAACTTCATACGAAGCGATGGTAAACCGGCTAGTATAATGTTCAAGTATCTAGCTAGCGGTACATGGAACATGGGGTTAAGCAACAGCGGTATGCCTGATTGGGTAGATACCGCTGACGTGCTGTTCCCAAGGCCATTAAAGACACTAGCCGAGAGTATGCGCGGCTTCATAAAAGCCCCAGACGGACAAATAATCATATCAGGCGATTACTCACAGATTGAGGCTAGGGTACTTGCATGGTTAGCTAATTGTGCTACACTACTGCATAGCTTTAGTACCAAGGAAGATGTATATGTCCGGTTCGCAGCAGATTATATGTATAGAAGGCAGTACACAGATTACTTCGGGGGAGACAGTAAAGTACTACCAAGTTTGGCAAACGAACGGCAGATGGCAAAGTCGGCGGTGCTTGGTTGTGGCTTTCAGCTTGGAACAAACGGCTTTCAAGAATACTGTGATAACTTGGATATTATCATATCTGAGGACGAGGCGGCAGCGACTATTAAAGCGTATCGTTCGGCGTATCCTGAGATAAGCGATTATAATACTGGACTATGGGCAAGGGTCAACTGGTGCGCTATTCAGGCTGTTGACAACGAGGGTCAAACTATACAGCTTTATGGCACCCCTATAACCTTCCATGTTTACCGTATAGATCAGGAACGCTGGTGGCTTATTTGCACCTTACCTAGCGGGCGTCATATCGCCTACTACCGTCCCAAGACTGACACTATAAACCAATGGGGAAAGCCGGTCCTGTCGTATCGTACTGAATGGATGGGCAAGACGTACCGGGAGCAAACATACGGCGGTAAACTGGTCGAAAATATCGTACAAGGCGTAGCTAGAGATATTTGCGCTATAGGTGCGCTCAATTCTCAGTCAAGAGGTTTCAACGTATTCATGCTGGTTCACGATGAAATAGTCACGCTATGCAACGACGATAATACTGATAACAACAAGATAGTATTAAAGCAATGCTTGCTAGACTTGCCCGCATGGTGCGAAGGACTACCACTGGACGCTGACATTAAAGCAATGCACCGCTACTCAAAATAATTTTACTATCGCTTGACTTTCCTGTTGACAGGGTTTTACGGTCGGCATATCTTCGTTATTAACAGGTGGGGGACACCATGAAAACGACAATGAAAACATACGAGTTCGACGCACACCCCCCCGCATCACTCGTATGGGGGTCGTCCGGGGAAGACAGCCACCCTGCCAACCGGACGGCCCCACCGTATTCTGGTATGCATTAAAGCATGTATATCGAACGCGAGATAGAAGAACGCTTGCGCATACGTTTGAGCGCATACGGCTTCAAAGTACTCAAGCTACAGACACCCGGACATACAGGCGTCATGGACCGCATGATTTTACGCCCGCGCTACGCCCCCGGCCCGCCCATATTCGTTGAATTAAAGCGCCCCAAAAAGACACTACGCCCGCTACAGAAGGCAATGGAAATTGACTGGAAAGCGCGCGGCTGTACTGTACTCCCGCATTGTTCTACTATGGAAGACATGGAAAAACTCTGTGACAGGCTGATAGCCGAAGTAAAAGCGGACTTCGCCTTCGCCCCCAAAGAAGCAGTATATGATACCGTACCGAATAACTGACGGTAAGCACGCTTGGCCTTTCCAGCTTCGTACCGCCCATAAGGTATTCACTGGTACTACTGGCGACGGCACGGCTGTTATTGTTGACATGGGGCTTGGTAAGACATTTTCCGTACTACAAGCTATTGTTGACCTGATTAACTGGCGCGTCATAGACAAGCCTGTGCTGGTCGTTGCACCTATACTTGTATGTCAGACAGTATGGCGGCAAGAGGCGGCAATATGGAATACTACCCAATGGCTCAAATTCAGCCTGCTACGCGGTAGTATAAGTCAAAGGCGCTTCCAGCTATACCGCCCCGCGCACATTTACCTAGTCAACCCGGAACTACTGGATTGGCTGTTCAAGGAACTGCGCTACACATGGGACAGGTTCGACATGCTTGTGATCGACGAAAGTAGCATGTTCAAGTCGTCACAGTCCAAGCGGTTCAAGCTGATTTCCAACTACGGCGACAGGCATACCATTAAAGGTGCTGACGGTAAATCCATACGCGATGAGAAGGGCTTTAAGATATTTGTGGAGCCTCACAAGTTCAAGCGTAGTGTCATTATGACCGGCACGCCAGCGCCTACTAGCCTACTCAACCTATGGGCACCGATGTACATAATTGACCACGGTAAGAGGCTGCACAAGAAATATGATACCTACAGGGACAGGTTCTTCTATAAGACGTATGAAGTTGCTGACCATACTTTTAAGTACGGCGTTTCCCCGGATGAGTTTGAGGCTAGACCCGAGTGGATGCCCAAGGATGGTGCGCCTACCAAGATACATGAATTGATGGCTGATATAGCAGTAGAATTGAATGGCGAGGATTATGGCGTCCTACCGGCCACTATCGGCGATGGCAGCAAGGGGGCTATACCGCCGTCGCATCTGCACTATATTGACTTACCACCCGATGTACGGCCCCTGTATGACAAGATGGAGAAGGATGCTTTAATAGAGTTGGGCAAAGACTTTATCATGGCTGCAAACGGCGGCGCTAAGTCCATGCTCTGCCACCAGATAGCCAACGGCTTCATATACAGGCATGACGACTACGGTAAGATAATTACCGAACCTATGCACGATTTGAAGCTGGATACTTTAATAGACCTAATCGGGCTTCTTAACGCTAATGTCATAGTTACCTACTATTTCAAAGCCGACCTAGAGCGCATAGTACGGCGGCTTACAGCCGAGAAAATACCGTTTGCCACGCTAACCAGTAAGAACGCTGATCGAGTAATCCAGCAATGGAACAGCGGCCTACTACCAGTACTATTGCTGCACCCGCAATCAGCAGGTCACGGTATTAACTTACAGAAGGGTGGACACCATATTATATGGTACAGTCAGATATGGAGCCTAGAGCGTTACTTGCAGACAAACGCCCGTATAGCCCGTTCCGGTCAAGGCAACATAGTCGGTATTCACCATATAGCCGCTCGCAAGACAGTAGATGAATTAATGCTTATGACCTACTTAGAGCGCGGTGATACTCAAGTGAAGTTCAGGGCCGCTTTGCGCAAGTATCAACAGCTACGAGGATGGGGCTTCGACGGCCTACCCGATCTGACCTATAGACCACTAGAGGACGTATTGTGACCTTGCCGCCGCGCGCCGACTGGCGAAAAATGGCAAGCTTATGGGTCAAGACGGGGCAAGTGCCGCCGCTCCCTAGGCGAGATAAGCCGGACGCCTTTGAAGCCTCTCAGAGCCGCCTTAAATCGCCCCGGAATGAAGGAGAACGAACCATGAACAGTGTACGAGCCGCCCGATTTGAGGGCTTCGTAAAGATGCGCCTAGCCGGTGATACTGACCTTATCTATCGTGCCTATGACTTGCTAACGCCTGATCGCACAGGCATGAAGATAAAGCACTATATCAGAATGGCTGGCTTGGAACTACCCAAAGATGGCGAGCATGAAGTGTTGACCACGCTACAAGCCAGATACAAGAGTTGGGGTTATGGTATTATTGAACTAAAACAGATTGAAAAGCTACTACATGAATTTTGGGTATATCACAATATCAGGTACAACCGTAAAAAGAACTGGCCGTACCGTGACCCGGATGAAGCCCGCGCGCTCTACGATGAAGCTGAACGCCGCAAACGGGCGCGTATTAAAGCATCTTCATCGTAGCTTGTGCTGGAATACCGCCAATCGTTACCCACCCAAAGGTCCATTTGCCGTACACAGGCCGTGTAGCGTCTGCTAGGAAGCCTACCACTATATCACGCCGACCACATAGCGGAACAGCACCACTATTGCGACTACTGCCACAATAGCGTACACTATCTTTTTCATGGTAGGATCAACGGGGAACAGCGCCATGACTACCCCGATTATCGCCACTACTAAAAGTAGTATAAGAAGCGGATCACTCATCGTATTCTCCCGTAGTTAATGCCAGTGCGGCTAAAGGGTGGGGGGAGCCGCACTGGCTATGTCCTGTGTTTCGCTAAAAAGTGTGTTAATGCTTACGGCGGTTTATGTAGCGGCATAACCTCTCCTATGCGTGCAAAAGTGCTTTAAGGCGAGCTATCTCACGGCGCTGATAAGCAGCTTCCATGATCGAGCACTCAGCGTAGTTGACGCCCCATCTGTCACCGGCTGAATTAGGTATCTCAACAGTGCCGTCAATCGTCGTTTCGGAACGGAACTCCCAAGCGTCATACTTGACTAAACCTAGTTCAAGTGCGTCAATACCAGCAGCCTTGAAGGTAGCAACGATGCGTTGGGCTATTACACCGACATGCCATACCTTACTGTCGCTTGTTTTAATCCACTTATAACGAGAATATTGTACTGCACCCCATGCATCAAGCCATGCATCTGGTATAGGGCATATATCGGTTTTTTCGCGTTCGTCAGATGTATTAATGGTTCCTACTGAGGCATAGACAGTAGCCCATCTAAAAGTAGCAGCCCCTAAATTATATGTTGCGTCCACACTAGGGCTTATGTTTGTATCAGCTATCCTAACTCTTGATGTAGCATTTGTCCAAAACGACAGTACATTAACAGACTGTTCATACCGTATCATACCGTTGTAGCTTAAAGTACCAGTAGTGCCGCGAGATAACTGAATATCATTAGAGCCTGTAGCACTGGCATGAATTGTTAGACCAGCAGACCCAAGGCCGTCTCCAATTTGAAGCTGTCCACCGTTACCGCCACCTATAGCGTATGCTGTTCTATTAAGAAGTAATATACCCTGCGATGAAGGTTGAATTAACGACATAGTTTCCACGCCGCCGATATGCCATGCGTGCGTCAAACCATAATAGTTTAACTTAGTGTACGCACCAGCCTGACGGTTGTACGACATTAAACTCATAATGTCAGCAGCAGTACGGCGAATTTCCAGTCCAGCATCGTTGTTATTAAAATTCTGGAACCGCGCTATGGCACCCGCCGTAGGAGCACAATTAAAGCCAATAAGTTTGTTAATATCAATAGCTATTACTGTTGCAGGCGTTGGCCCTATTTTCAAATCATAGGAAGCCGCAACAATATCCAGAGACTTATAGCTAAGTCCGCCAGTTTCATCCACAGCGTCTATAGTAGCGATACCGCCAGCGGAAGAACCCATGCGCAGACCAGCCGTAGCGCCAAGAACTCTAAGTATGTTATTCCCGTCCGCTGGCGCATCTACTAGAAGGCTACCATTAATAGTACCACTACCAGCAACAACAGCACCGGCAGCGTTCACAAGCAGTTTTGTAGTACCCTCAATAGCAAGACTTATTGTAGTGGCATTTATACTCAATGGCTTATAAGACACACCGCCGGTTTCATCCACAGCGTCTATGGTGGCGATACCGGGGGCCGTACCAATACGTAAACCAGCAGTAACTCCTAACACCCTAAACAGCGAATTACCGTCCGCTGGCGCGTCTATTAGGACTAAGCCTACTGTAGTTAGCAACCCGGTATCACTTAATGACATTATGGGCGTGCCACCGATATTCCAAGCATGAGAAGCTGCTAGGTGACGGATAGCCCTGTATGCAGCACCCGCACGGTCGAATGTATGTATTCCAAGTTCAACGGCACTGGAACGGAATATCTCCATACCTACATCATCGTACCCACGATATGCAAACCGCGCTATAACACCAGCTACAGGAAGTGTATTAAAGCCAAACTCACCCTGATTGTTTATAGCCAAAGCAGGCTGCGGGGCAGCACCAGTAGAAACGCTAAAGCCAAGCGCATTTACGCTCATAGCCTTAAACGCTGCACTACCAGTTTCATCAGTAGCATCTATAGTTGCTGTATCCAGTGCGGAACCCATGCGAATACCGGCAGTAGCGCCCAATAAGAAGAAATTAGACGGTATATCGGTAGGCGCATTAATAGCGAGTTTGCCAATCAAGTTAAGCGATGCTGACGTAAACAAGGCTGTTTGCAAGCCGCTTACTGATACGCCCAACTGATCTGGCGCTGGCTGAAATAGGCCAGTATCAACGTCAAGTTCAAACGTCAGGCCGGGAACCGCTGCGCTACCCGCTTCAATGGTATGAATACCATTGCCATTCATGTTCAAGTCGCCGGTCATAGGTGCCGCGCCTGTACGCAAGAATGTCTGATTGAAGCCTAGTGCAAAGTTATCATCCTCGGCATCGTGCCTGTCCGCCAAAATACGGATACCGGCGTCCCTGTCATCTTGCCAGTTATGGAGACGCGAGAAGTTGCCTGCAACATCGAACGGCATCTTTAATACTCCTCATCTTCTGTATTAAATACAGCAGCAGGATAGCCCGCTGCCCTACCTAACACGTTTGTACCTTGTTGACGCCTTGCTGCGCGTATGGCTTCTTTTTGTTTAGCCCGTAACTGCATACGAGTTAGCTTACCGCGCTCTACACGGCGCATAAGATTTTTTAATTGTATCTTCCTGCTTGCTTCTATGTTTTTACCGGCGATAGCACGTCCTGTGTACTTACCAGTAAGAGCCAAAGCATTAGCAAGCATACCGGGGCTACCAGTAGCAGCACCAACGCCAGCGCGACCAAGGTTCATCATGGCGTTTACGGTATTTTCATCCAGCCCTTCAAGCCCTTCCAAATTGGTACTTGTTTGTGACCCGCCCAATTTTCTTTCAGTAGCAGCCGTAATTTCTTCGGCTTTAAGCCACTTCATAGCTTCCGCTGTTTTAGCTTCACCACCAAGTATAAAGTCCCACAGTGCTTTGCCTTCCGGCTGTAGTGGATCACTAATAGCTTTTTGTATTTTAGCTGGCATAGAAGCCCTGCTACCCGTTAAAGTAAATGCCCTATCAGCTAGTGAACCTCTAAACGCTTCTATATCGTCTGCGTGTGCGCTACGGCGCAAGCGAGTAATTTCATCCATCACTTCACGCGGATTTTCAAATATTTTACCACCCCACTTATCGCCAAGTTTTGCCGCTCTTTCAGTCGCAAGCCTTCTAGCTTGATTATCTATTATATCGGCATACTGAGGATTTTGTTCTCGTAGCGCACCGCGCAAAGCGTCAAATTGGCCCCTTAAAGCAGTTGCTTCATTCCCTTTACCGGCTTTATACAAGCGCGATATTTTCTGTCTGTACCCGCGAAGTGTCTCGTCTAAAACTCGTGCTGTAGCAGGCTCCCCCGGCTTACTCGGTAAGGCATTAGGATTAGCTTTAACGGTATCAACAGCTTTATTAAACATCTTCACAAAAGTTCTATCAGCGGGCGTTCCCGGCTGTAACTGAGACTTTAATAGCTTCTGCTGTTGTGGCGTCAGTAGCATAGGCTGGTCTAATGCGCCACCAAGAGCGTAGTCAGTTCCACCTTCTGCTTTCCGTACTGCTTCCATAGTCCTCTGACGTGCTGCTGACGTTACCGCGCTATCAACACCAGATACTCGCTCAATAACGCTGCGCAGCCGCCCGCCTCTACGTACACCGCGCTCTTTGAATATGGCTTGGGCTTCATCAGTACCTTTAACACCTTTATCCGTTAATGCCCGTAAGGCAGACTGCGTTTGCGCAGATACATCAGCTAGTCGCGGTTCCGCGCTTTGGTCTGAAAGTTCACCTATACGCTGTTCTGCTTTACTTACACTACCACCGCGCTCTATTTGATTTATTAGCGCGTGCTCGCCAGCTTCTACGGCTTCACGACCCGCTGCAAATCGTCCACCGGGACGAACAGCCCTAACAGCCGATCTAACAGCGCCACCAATAGGAATAGCAGCCGCGCCAAGTGCGCCGCCCGTCAATGCACCAATACCAGCAGCTTTAAGTGTATTACCCGCAACTTGCGGTATATCAGTTAAATCCTCTGATCGCGCGGCACCTTCCAGCGCACCAGATGTAGCACCAGCGCCCATACCACCAATTACATACTGTCCGAGCCGTCCTAAGTCCTTGCCGCGCCGTAATGCCCTAGCACCTTTAATGGCAAGCCCTGCACCCTTAACAGGTGTTACCAACGCACCGCCAAATTCAGCTACATCACCAGCTAAACCAGTCCGATCCTTTAATGCTACTTCCGCCCTACGTTCAGCAATCAAGTTACGGTCGTATGCGTCTCCTAACCGCTCCCCTTTTATCTTATCACCTATAGCGGATATTCCAGCCCTAAGCCTTTTATCCAGCCCAAAAGTAGCCCCAGACCCTACTCGCTGCGCAATATCACTTGCCTTACCGCCAGTAGCGTAGTCTAGTACACCTAACGCTGGATTAATACCCATTAAAGCAGTTCTACCGCTTAAACGCCCAAGCTGTTCTGCGCGTAAATCGCGACTTTGTTCGTCTTTGCGCCTTAATCCCGCAGCCGCCTTTTCTTTACGAGTAAGCGGCTTATCCTCATCTATAGTTTTGTAGTAAGGATTACCCTCACTATCAAATTCTACAATACGGGCCACTACTTCCCCCTATTTTTAGCGGTGAAGTTCATCCATTCATCGTAGCTTAAAGTTCTAGAACGCGGTTTACCCTGTTTATCAAACAAGGGATTTTCAGATATAAACCGTTCCCACCTTGACGTAAACTTTGGCAAATCACTACCGCCATACTTTATGTACGATAGGTGTTGATCCGCTCTACGAGAACTAACAGCTTTTAGCTTTAATGCTTCTTCGCGAATAGCATCTTTTTGGAACTCTGGTCCGATTTGAGTACCGGCTTTCAAAGCAGCAAAGTCGGCGTTAGATACACCAGCCCCTAGCTTACCGCCAAGTTTATTCGTTACAGCTTCAATCTGTAGCGCCTTTAATCTAGATACATCAGAACTATAAGCAGAACGAATATTACCCGGAAGTCCCATATAGGTAATACCGCCAGTATCTAAATCATCAAGAGTTGACAGTACTCTATCAGCCGTAGCAGACGAATTTTTCATCGTCTCTACTTCGGCCATACGCTCCCCCCAATCCTTACGACCGCTAGGCTTGTTCCAATAGTCCAAAGCAGCTTGCTCCCCTCTAGCAGCAAGCGCCTGTAGGAACTGCTCATTGCGTACATCAGATTGCCTATTAAACAGCGCAAGCCTAGCATCCCGATCCTTCTGGGACTCCCCTGCAAGAAATTCTTGAGTATCTTCCCTATTAGAATTTTGAAATCCGTAGCCTTGCTCTCTAGCACGCCTATCAACGCCCTCACGCAAGCCCAACTCGCGCTCACCTATCTGTGCGCCGTACCTAGCCTGCGATTTAGCCCCGTAGTCGGCAAGTCCCGCACGATACCCTTCGGCATCTAGCTTTGCCTCGTTATCTACTTGTGCCTGTTTTGCAGCCTGATTTTCAGCAAACGCATCCGGCGTTGCGTACTGATCTACTAGACCCCTACGGAAGCTAGGGCTAAGGTCCGTCTTGGACTGTAGCAGATTGTGCGCAATAGTAAGACGATCTGAGCGCACTTGGTCCCTAAATGCCGGACGTTCCGGCCTAGTAGGTTCTGGTACTAGCTCTGCTACAGGCGGCGGCGCTTCATCAGGTCCACCTTGCCCTTCCGCCATAGCTGCTACCTGTGTACGCCCCATAGGCTCAACATGAACATGATCGCCTTCATTTATCACGTCCATGTTAGGATACTGTGACTTTAATTTATTCTCCCATTCATCCATACCAACACCTTTGGGCGGTACACTATCAAATGCACGCCCAGACAGGTGGTAGCTATTCGATACCCCGCCTACAGCTTTATTCTGTCCGACACTTCGCGTTACGCTTGTAACTCTGGCACCTTGGTCCTTAGCCCAATTTACCATACTAGCGATAGTCGTCCTCGGCATAGTAGGAGTTACGCCCGCGTCGTTTGCTGCGCCCCGACCGCCTATCATTGTAGGCGTCGGAGCCATAGTAGGGTTTTCTAGTAACGGTGGCGGCGGTTCTGCTCCTGATGGCATTAAAGCACTAGCCACTTGCGGCGCTACCGTGGGCGGTACGGGTGGCGTGGGCGGCGCAGTTGTAGGCGGCGGAGTACTTACAGGATTAACTACATCAGTTTCCGGCGTATTCACTGGTGGTGCTATTGGTGAAGCAGGCTGTGCGGGCATTACAGGTGCGGGCGGCGGAGTAGCTGCCGCAGCTAATACAGGTTCAGCGGCATCCAGTGCTTCGCCACCGGCCACGTTATCAGCAGCATTAAATTTATCTTGCTGCTTTTTACCTATATACCCACCAGCTACACCAGATAACATACGCGCAATGCCATCCATAGCCGCATACTTGCCGCCAGCAGCAGGGCCAGTATCCATGCCAGTACGCATTAAAGAGTTAGCAATTTGCGTCTTTGGATCAGCCGCATACGCCCTACGAACATTAGGGTCAGTCATTAAAGCCAGTTTATTGGCTATCTCAATTTCCTCTTTGGTAGGTGCTCTACGAGTAGCAGCCATGCTCCCATACCTTTCTGTAATTAACCATCATATACCCGCTCGGATGGGTAGCGACAGCTTCGGGAAGTACATTAAAGACTTCATCAGCCATGACACCAAACTGGCGTATCTTGGAGCCAATGTAATTGAATACGTAGGTATTAATACCATCAGCTAATTTGCCAATAGCTTTAATACCTTCTTTCAGTCGGCGGTCACTCATCATAGCCGCGCCACCTAGGCTACCGGCAAGCCCGAAGATGCTACCTAGCCCCTGATTGCGTGCTGCCGCTTGCTGATTGTATATCTGCATCTGGTTATTGAAATTACCCTGTACTAGACCGGCATAATCAGTATTAGCTACATTAGCCTGCGCATAGTTAGCAAAGTTAGGCTGCTGTATTCCGCCGCTCGCTCCCATTAAAGTACTTATCTCATTCAATGGCAAGTTACGCAAGTAAGTAGCTTCCTCGATCTGCCGCTGTCTTGCTTGGTTCTGGAACGCAGCATTAGCCGCTTGCTGGTTATACCCTTGCTGTTGCGCCATGTTACCAAACGCAGCTTGTGCGGCATTTTGCTGGTTACGCTGCGACTGTGCCTGATTGGCAAATTCAGCCTGTGCAGCGTTCTGTCCAAACCGCTGCTCCTGTGCCATGTTACCAAACGCAGCGCGTGCGGCTGCTTGCTGTTCAGCCTGTGATTGTGCTTGGTTCTGAAATGCGGCTAGTGCAGCGTTTTGTCCATACTGTTGCGCCTGTGCTTCATTCGCATACTGGCCGCGCTGATACCCCTGCTGTTCAGCCTGCTGTTGCGCTTGGTTCTGGAACGCAGCCAACGCAGCGTTCTGCTGGTAGCGTTGCGACTGTGCTTGATTACCAAACGCAGCCAACGCGGCGTTCTGCTCATACTGTTGGCGTTGCGCCTCGTTCGCATACTGGCCGCGCTGATACCCCTGCTGCTCGGCTTGTGACTGTGCTTGATTACCGAACGCAGCGCGTGCGGCTTGTTGCTGCTCGGCCTGTGATTGCGCTTGGTTCTGAAATGCAGCCATAGCCGCATTTTGCCCGTACCGCTGTTGCTGCGCTTCATTACCGAACGCAGCGCGTGCGGCTTGCTGTTGCTCGGCTTGCTGTTGCGCCTGATTAGCATACTGGCCGCGCTGTAGCCCTTGCTGTTCAGCTTGGTACTGCGCTTGGTTCTGGAATTGAGCAAGACCTTGGTTCTGTGAATACCGCTGCGCTTGTGCCTGATTAGAAAAGCCCGCGCGTGCGGCTGCTTGCTGTTCAGCCTGTGACTGTGCTTGATTAGCAAACTGTCCAGCCGTCTGTGTCTCGTATGCCCCTTGCTGGCGTCCCTGCATGGCAAGCCCGAATAAGCGCGACTGCTCTTGTCCGCCTGCTTGTATGCCACTAAAGTTGGCTTGATTATATGCGTCTGTGCGTTGCCTTGCCTGTTGATCCATAGCACGGCGATAAGCTTCGCTATTCTCAGTAACACCCTTAGCCGCTAATTGAGTAGCAAGTTGGCGCTGCTGTTGCTGCCATTGCGGATCAAGGCGACTTGTCGCTTGCTGGTACACCGCGTCCTGTACCCGCTTTGCCTCTGCGCCATAGTCGCCTTGCCCCGGAATGGCCCCCAACCTACTAAAGTCCAGCCCCTTCTGGATATTGCCACCCGAACCGTACCCGCTTGTTACATCACCGCCCATACCATAGCCGCGTGTAATATCACCGCCACCCTGATAGCTACGCGATATATCGCCACCAGACCCGTAAGTACCCGCTACGTCACCGCCAGTACTGTAACCTCTCGCTATGTCGCCACCGGACCCGTACCCGCGTGATATGTCGCCGCCACCCTGATAACCTTGCTGTATAGCGGGGCCAGTATCATAGCCGCCCGCAACATCGCCACCCATGCCGTATATACGGGATATATCACCGCCACCCTGATAGCCCTGCTGTATGCTAGGGCCAGTATCATAACCCCCCTGTATGTTGCCACCACTACCGTAACTACCCTGAACCCTGCCACCGCCTCTAAAGCCACTCTGTACATTACCCCCTTGGTCATAACCGCCTTGTATATAACCACCACCTATTTGACTAACCATAGGCGTCATACCGCTGTAGTCGAACGGCTTTGACTGTGCCTCTGATACTCGCTGTACGTTCTTCCCCGCAAGCCCCATTAAAGCACTATCAACAGCCATCTGCTGCTGATACTGTTTCATCTGTTCAGGACTATATGTTTGACGGCTTTCGTACATCGGCGTGCCGTCCGGATTAGTACCGATTTTGTTATATACTAACGAACCTTCCGGCGTGTACTGATTAATACGGTTCAAATTGGCATTAGCGATAGCCGTCTCTTTATTCATCCCCGTCTGTGCTTGTGCAGTCTCGTAGGGGTCTGGTGCCTTCGGAGCCTTTGGCGTCTTTTTGCCCACCTTTAATACTCCTTATCAGAAGCCGAACAGGCTATCAGCCTTGCCATTCCGCGCCGGAATTACCGGCGTAACTGCTTGAGTTTCTTCAACTATTGGCTCTTGCTCAACTGGCAGTATATACCGGCACTCACTCTTGAGCAAGCCATACAATAGCGCATCTTTAATACCATCAAAGCCTAGTCGCATATTTCCCTCTAGTACGAAACCCAACCCCTCTAAAAAGGTCCGTGCCTTCTTATTCCCCTTCTTAGTTATACTTGTACACCGAACGCATCCTAGCTGATTAAATATATAATCAAAGACGCCGCGCATAACACTATCGCGCCATGCTGCACTCGTTTCAGTTGCACAAGATATTTGACAGTCATGGTCCCGATACTCAGATATAACCACACCGCCTACAAATTCTTTCTTATCATTCAGGATCGCCATAGCCTGAAACATGCCTTCTTGAAATATACAGCCACATTTCTCAGCTACATATCTGCCAACAAGGCTAGTATTAATACCGGCTGGAACAGCAATCATCCTAACAACCCCGACGCTTTTTCAAAAACATGCTCAGTCGAAAACCACTCGAACGATGCACCCGATATGCTCCCCGTAAGCCAATGTGAAGCCACGGCACCAAACGCACCATACGGTTGTATCCACCGCTGAGTGTACGGGTTAGTACCCCAATAGTCAGTATCCCAATACGAACTATCCCACACGCCGCCAGCACCACTATCAAGAGGCGTAGGCGCACTAGCTGGCACAATTTCCTTATAATCAACAGACAGTTGCGAGCTTAGTACAACAGCCGCTTCCGACCGGAACAAGAATTGTGCCCACTTGAAATGCTTGTATGCATGAGTACCAAAGTACGTATAGGCTTGCTTGACATTAAAGGTTATCTGTTTATCTACGTCATATAGCCCGCTATCGGCAAGGCGAATAGTGCCATCAACCCTACCAAAGTACAGCTTCTTATTCGCTACTGCCCAACACTGACCGTCCCACTCGTCAGCATAAAAGCGCGTCCACGAGTTAGTTATAGTGTTCATAACAAAATGATAGTACCGGCCCAATCGTGACGTAGTACCCGGAACAGATACTAGAAGCCAACTACCTACGGGGTAGAAGACCATAGACCAACCGTGTATGTCAGCATACACATTAAGGTCAGCGAGTATGTTCCCTAGCTTTGAAGTAAGCGCAGTCAACTCATAGCGGCTATCGGCCATCTTGCGTATCTGCGAAAACTGAATGACACCCTGAGTAGTAAGAACTATTAAATCACCAGCGTAGTCAAGTACGCACTTACGCATGATTGGCTCGGCTGATTTATAGCGCCCGACAAGCTGCCACACATTGAAGTCACCGGGATCAAAGCCGGAATACATAATATACTCACCACGGTTAGTAATGAATACTATGTAGTCATTCGGCCCATCGCCAGCATCATCCGAGTATGTCGCTATAGCCTGTACGTACCCACCTGAATGGCACACTTGAGCAAGATCAAAGAACTCAACATCACCTTCTATCTGTCCGGGTGGCAAGTAGTAGAAGCCGAGCCTACCACGCGCTCCAAAAAACAGACGGCCCATATAGCTACAGACATAATTTAATGTATTCGACGGCTCCATCGTTCCTGTTATCGTAAGGTCCGTGCTTACAGTACCGTTGTAAGAAAATGGTACATCCTGCCCTGTCGTCACGACGAGAAACTGCGCATGGTCAGCAACAGTACTGAACATAGTGGCTACAGTTTTATCTGACGTTAGATCGTTACGGATTAGCACAGGAGCAGCTTTAATGGTAACATCGTGCATAGAGTTACCAGCGAAAGCTATCAGCTTATCGCCGTCACCGTCGCTATAGACTTCAAGCGACGACACAGGATCACCCACGCTATCCTGATGATCTTCACACCCCCGCCGCACCTTGCAAGTCGTAGTACCGGGGAACATATTGTCCATTACATAGGCATCTATCGGCGGCATACTTGGTAAGCTGTCGCGACCGTTCAACCCACCTACCGGCGAAGGTATGATATTACTTTCGGCGCTCTGCCTAGTATTAACTTCAATACCTTCGTAAAGCATAGCTTATGGCCCAAAATGATCGGGAACATTGCCGTCAGTTAGCGGCCATACTGCACCAACCCTACCGCCGACATTTATTTC